AAAACTGGACAGAGACATAACCATCGCCGCCCGGGCCCGCAACGAAAGCGCCAGCACCACCGCCGCCGCCAATACCACCGGCTGCACCGTTCCCGTTACCGCTATTGCGTGCGCCGCCGCCGCCGCCGCCGAAGCCACCGATACCGCCCGTCGATGCAATTCCAGCGGAACCGCTCGCACCACCACCGCCGCCGCCAAAACCACCGGCAAAACCATTGCCATTAGCTGCGTAGGTATGACCGGCACCACCACCACCCGGTTCAGCATCATCAGTGTCGCCTGTTCCGCCTCGTCCTGTCGGCTGGATGTAAGGCACGGGAATATCAAACGTTGAAAAATCAAGTGTAGCGGCGGATTCTAAATTAAGTTCAGAAGCTAAACCGGCCCCTCGCGTCGTACCGGACGCATCGCCAGCCGTGCCACCACCGCCGCCACCAGCATTATTTGAGTCACCATTGCCGCCTGTTGGCCCCCAACCGCCGCCGCCGCTAGGTCGATTACCAGAACCGCCGTTACCGCCCTGGAAGCCACCACCGCCAGCGCCGCTCAAATTATTTGTAGTTGTTCCACCAGTGCCACCGTTTCCAAATGGACCTCCAGCGCCACCACCACCACTGCCGCCACCGCCCGTGTTACCATCCCCACCTGATGTGTTTGTGTCGCCGAGTGTGCCGATGCCGCCCGTACCGGCGACCCCAGCCGTTGCAGCCGTACCGCCTGTGGCGTTTAGTAGAGTGCCAGATGTTGATCCAGCCAAACGGGAAAGACCGCCCGCCGCCTCGCTGTTGCCAGCAGAGCCCGCGCCAACGGTAGCTGTGATTGTTTCACCCGCGACAACCTCTTTCAGACCATCCGAGTAGCCACCGCCACCGCCACTTTCATCACCAAGTTTGGCACCAGAACCAGCGCCGAGGACAGTTCCAAACATATGAGTGGCCCACGATGGCACCACAATCGTATCAGAGGCTATGTAGTGATAGACGCCGCTTTTTTTAGTGAAGCCGCTAGAGCCGCCCAGGCCATATAGCGTGTTTATGTCGCTCACTGTTGAACACTCCCTATAATACTTGATGTGACCACGCCAGCGGCATTGCATGAGTAAAGAACCACCGGCCCCGTGCCAGTGCTTAGGCCCGTCATGGTTTGATTGGCCGCTGTGCCGTCGATGGACGTGTTTGCACCCAACCCAACTGTTGCAACAACATCCAACGCTTGCGCGTATTCAATGATAAGAAAGTCACCCACCGCAAACGTGGGCATCGTGCCTGTTGCCGTTCCTGTGAACTTGTGCCTACGGTTTGCAGCCAGGGCAGTTGTACCCGACGACAAAGTGCTGGTTATTACACCAGCCCTCGCGTCATCTTGGGCCACTATCTCGGCTATATCTGTCTCTATCGCGGCTATATCTGTGTCTAGCTGCGAACTATCAAGGTCTAGCGTGTCGCCGTCGTCAACCCAGACCACCCTTGTACCAGTGTACGTAAGAACAACCCCCAAGTATCCAGCCGTTGCAGCAGCGTCTACTTTTACCGTGCCCGCTACTGCTGGCAGAGCCGCCGCCGCTATCGCCGCGTCCATCTGCGTTTTGTTCACCGCATCCGTTCCAGCAACAGCCGTAGAGACACCCGAGAGGACGCCCGAGATAGTCAAGGGTCCGTTTACAAACAAGCCGTCGCTGTCCACATTGGAGGCATCGCAATAGACCAGGGCCATGCGGCCCGTAGGGATAGAGACACCCGTTCCCGCTGCGGTTTTAATTGTCAGCGTTTGCCCACACTCGTTTGAGACGAGGTAGTTATGTTCAACTGAGGGGGCGACGACATTGACCGCTGCTGAGAGCGTGCCAGTAAACTTCAAAACCCGGTTAAGGCTTTCGTCTGTGGTGGTGTAATTAGAGGTCGAGAGCGTGTAATCATCGGACGTTGTGAGAACAATGGACTCAACGCCGTCCATAGCCTGGTCAATGCAATCTAAGACTTGGTTAAGTTTTGTGTCGCCCCAAGTGTTTGTATTGGTGCCAAGCTCCTGTTTGCGGAACCTGTTGCGCGTGGTGGGTGAGTCTACCATTAGCTTGCTATCGCCCTATCTGTGCAGCGCCGCCAGTTCGTGCCGTCTGAGAAGCAAGGAACGTCGCCGCCTGTTTCGTTTGAAACTTTTATCCAGCAGTCTTTGAAGCGATCTGCCTTTGGTAAGTTAGTAACCGTGTAAACCGGCAATCGAATCGGTACGCTTGCCAAGGTCTGAAGTTCATTTGCGACTCTCAGTGCGAAGTCGTGCGCCCATTCTGGGGCATTAACCGGAGCTTGAATCATGCGTGACGCCGTGAGGGCGTAGACACGCCCAGGTCCGTTCTACGCTTAAGCTGTGAGAAGCGTTTGCGGCTGTCCTGCCGTGTGAGTTGATTTAAACTACTGCGGAAACCCGCAAGCCATGTATCACGCCACTGCACACCGACCCCGCCCATATGAATGGAAAGATGCAATAGGGAGCCGTACAAATAAGCGTTAGGAGCCTTGGCCAATAACCAGTTTGATGCATTATCATCAGAGAGGGCCGGTATTTCGAGATAATACGTACCGGTCAGCGCATAGACCGCGTTAGGGATTGGCCGCATCTCCATGTTGCCGCCTACAATCGTGTAGCGGTCGGGAACTGAAGGCGTGGCGTCTTGCTCATCAAAGCCAATCGGGGTCAATGAAACTTGATCTAGGTCACTCTTCTGACCGTCAACCGTAATCTGCAACCTGCGCCACTCTAGGAAGCCATCAGGCAGGGCAACCTCTGTTGTGTTGGCCACAGTCGCCCCTAAAAACGCTGTTTCCATAGAGGCAACGCGGAGCGGGCTAATGTCCCAGTCCTTACTGCCATAGTTCATGGTGTTCTCGGCAAACGTGATGCAGTCAGGAATGATTGCGGTCAGGTCTGATCGGTGCGACCAAGAGGCTATGCTTGTTTTGAGTTCCGCAAATGTGGTTATGCTCACGGGGTTTTAGACCAACCCTCAGAAACTTGACCAGCCGGGAATAAGCGGGCATCGCCGTCTTTAAATCCCCATTCCTTGCCCTCTTTTGGCGGATAAAGGTCAGCGGCAAGGCTGGTTTTAACCGCCTTTTTTGCTGTCGTTTTTGGCTTAGTTGAAGGCATTGATTGTCTCCGAGAAAAAAGAAAAGGGGAGAGCCGAAGCCCTCCCCTGTCTGGTCTTAGTTAAAGCCGTAACGCACCGCCAACTCTGGGCGGATCGTCTTGTATCCATAAAGCACATCAATACGACAAGGCATCTTATCGTTGTTAATGTCGTAGTCGCGGACGATGCGTAGAGAGATGCCGTCCATGACTTCACGAGCGCAGAAGTCCACACCCTTAGGCTTAATCAAATCAGCGGTTGCAAAGGCAAATGCATCTTTGTGGAAGCCCATCGAGATCGAGTAATCCGCAGCCGCACCAATAGCCGTGGTCTCATCAGACTCACGCTTCAAGATTGGAGCGTTGTCAGCAGGAGATCCGGTAACGTTCTGACTCGCACCCGAGACAGTCAAAGCAGGGCTGATGGGGATAGATGTGGCGCTTGTGCCAACATCAGCCGTTACAACAAACTGTTGCAACCTGCCTGTGTCCGCCTTGGTTTCGGGGTGTACTGCATTAACACCCGTCACAAAGATGATGTCACCCTTCTTAAAGGTGCCCGCGCCGGTATCAACCGTGAGGGTTGAGCCGGTTTGTGAGGCCCCATTAACCAGGTAGTCACCCGTGCCGTCGTCTGTGCCGGTTGTATGAATCGGCCACATGGTATTTTCGTACACGTCTTTGAAGCCAAAGAACTGACTTGCGACCATGCCCTCACGATACGCCTTTGAAATCTTGGCGGCATCGTTGAACTTGCCTGCAATCGCCTCAACAAGTTCGAGGTTGTCCTGCGTGTTCATATTCAGAACGCGAGGTGTCGGAGACAGGCTGTCAGTCAGCTTTTTGTTGCCGGTCAGAACGTCGCGGGTTGTGATAGCCGCACCAACATCAGAGACCTCCTGATACACATCCTCGTACATGGACATGGCATCAGCTTCGATGTTAGCCGCCAGCACCGACATGGCTGGTTCAAGAACGCGATTGGAGAAGTCATCAAGAGAAAGGGTTAGCTCGGCAGACGTGAAGTTAACGTCTACACCCTTCTGAGAGGTGACTTGCAAGGTTGTGCTTGTCTCGCTGGTATCTTGCGCTGACAACGTAGCACCACTGCGTACGGTGTACTGGTTGGGCAGGCGGATTTTTAGGTCCGTGCCGATTTTTGCACCTTCGTTGGCAAAGCTGGCATCGTAGGAACGATTGATATTGCCGACAAAGTTGAGTTTTTGGTGAAGGATAACGAGCGCCTCGCGCGTCACAGCGGTAGGCGTTAAAATAGTGTTGGCCACGGTATGGCTCCTTTTTAATTACAAAAAAAGAGTCCATTCACCCGACGCACTCGCCTGCCCGTTTGCCTTGCCCGTAGGTGGCTTGCGGGTTCTCGCTTGTGAGTAGAATTAGACTTGTTGGTTAAGCGGCTGCTTTTTTCTCAGCCATTCGCTTTTTGGCCCAATCATCCATGCTCATTTTCTGAGCATCTTTAACCAGGTCCATTTTGCTCGATGATTTTGCCCCCGTTGTTTTGGGAACTGGTTTTATTGGGGCGTCGCTAGGCTTCGCAGTCTGTCTGCGGCTGGCCTTACCCGCTGCGGCGTCCATCGCTAACTTAGCTATGCGTGGGTCCGTCCGAATTATCTTCGCCTGCTCGGCAGGGAAGCCGTAATCTTTGGTTAGTAAGTCAGTCAGCTTTGCGGCTTGCTGTTCTGACCAACCTGGAATCTTTGCAACCTCAGAGGCCCCTCGCTCCATCGCTTGGCGTTGAGCGGCGTTTAGCTTCTGTTGCTTCTCTTGCATTTTACTTTGCAGCGAGCCCTTGAGTTCCATGGCTTGCCGCTGATCGTTTTGGTACTGCCTATAACCCTTTTGCGAGGCCACTGGGTTTTCTGCGTCCCATGTGTCCCAATCGACCTTCTCCCACTCACTAAGGCGTGTTTCTACCGCCTTGAGTGTAACTTGGTCCTCAATAAACTCTGAGTGCTCCTTGGCGGTCATCTGGAACTGCTCACGCTCTGCTTCAAGCGCCTTGCGTTCCTCTGCCAAGGTCATGGTCTTGTGGGTGTAGTCTTTGTTCCGCATAAGAGCATCTTTAAGCTCTTGCGGGAGCTTGTAGGTTTTGCCCTCGTACTCAGTCTCAATAAACTCTATGTCTTCGTCCGTATCACCCTCTGATACGTCCTCGGCCTCAATATCGTCTTCTGATTCAGTCTCGACCTCCTCTTGTGGGGCATCATCGGGACTGATTTCGGATTCCTGCTCTACAGGGCTGTCCATATCTTCTGACATAGTTACTCCATTAAAAAACCCCGCTCTGAGGCGGGGCTGGTTGCTGAACTTGCGTAAAGTCTGGCGGGTCAGGAGGCGGCTGGTTCATAGCCTGCGCTAACTTGACCTGTGAGTCGTAGAACGCGCTTATGGCCTTGCGCTTCATCTCAGCCTGGGCCTTCATATCGTCGCGCCTAATATCGGCTTGTGTCTCAGCGTCCTTGCGCTGTTGCTCCATTTGGAACTCTTGCATTTGCGCTTGCATTTGCTGCTCTTGTGGCGATGGCCCATCGGGTTGCTGTTGCAACTGAGGCGGCAAGAGACTTGCCAGGCGCTTCTGTACCTCGTCGGCGTCCGGCCAATCCATGTTTTTGGCGAGCAAGTCACCCAACACAGGCGCAGCCGGTGGGAAGGATCTAACAAACTCAATCATCTGATTAGCCGCTTCCTCACGCTTGCTTGTGAAGTTAGGGCCGCTCTCAACCACTAAGTCATACTTGCCCGCTGTGATGTCGAATACGCGGGAGCCATCGTCTGCCTTGCCAGCCTCACCCAACTTAACAACGCTCGGGCTTCCATCCTCGCCAATGATGCGAAGTATCTGCCGATCTGAGTAAACCTTGGGGATTAACTCAAGGACGACCTCGCCAACACACCGAATAGCCCGCGTTAGGTTGTCAATGAAGTGGAATGTAGAAATATCCCCCTCACGTTGACGAACCATAATAGCCCTGCCGGATGTTTCGTTAGACCTTGCACCCAATGAGGCGTCGTAAATCCCCGTAATGGATTTCATATCATCGGAGGCGTTCAATGCCTCTTGCAGTGCGCCAGCAGGCGCTGAATCAAACGGCAACCTAAACGGTGGGGCATTGCCCTGATATTCTAAATAGGCGTGGCTTTCACTGTTTGCCGTGGCCCACTTCTCAGGGTCAGAATCAAACGCGCCCTCTTCGCCAATCCAAGGCTGTCTAGGGGCCAGCGCAACCAATTCGGTAGACGCTGTGCGCCAATAGTTAAACATCCGCTGCGCGTCTTTGGAGTGGTGGATAAGGCTTTGGAAATACCTGCGGCCCTCAACTGAGAACTCGTCGCCATACACCGGAACAATTGGGATGCGAGACCCTGACCACTTGGTTGTCTCTAAAACCTC